CCCCTTGAAGGGCCGATCCGAAAGGATCGGCTTCTTGTACCTGGCCGGGCTTCATCCCCGTCCAAGGGGACCACCTGGCTTTTGTCGCTTCGATCTGCCTTTGTCTTTCCGCCTTGGGTTTGTCGGAAAGTTCAGATTTTGCCAGTCCTACCGCCATGCCGATCAAAGGTAGTAACCACGGTCCCATTTTAATCCCTTTCTATGGATATTAAAATATTCTATACATTCTAACGATTGCGTTTCTAAGCGCTAATCGATTTTTCTCACTTGCCCCCAAATAACCCCCCGAATAATCCCTGCTTTTGGGGCTGTGCCATCGCCTGGGCGGTTTGCTCAGCTCCACGGGCTCCCATCTGGATGCCATAAAGGTTTTGGTTGTAAAGGTTCTGGGCACTCAGACCAGATAGGGCGTTTTGGATGTTTGCTTGTCTTTGGGCGTTGATGATATTTGCATTCTGAAGAGCCGTGTCTCTCCCAAATCCGGCATAGCTTAACTCCGCTTGGGGAAGACCCTGAAGGGCTGCCATTCTTTGCTCGGCACTGGCCCTTTGAATATCCAGGTCGCTCAAAGCGGATTGCCCCCTAATCTGCTGGGCAGCGTTCATTGCTTGGCGGTTTGCCTGATTCATCATTCTTTCCCGCGCACCGCCACCGACTCCATAAGCTCCAAGCTGGGCCATTCCAGAAGATACCCCCGCGAGCCCTTGCTGCTGGGCACCTTGAATTTGTTGCTGGGTTAAAAGGCCAAGCCTTTTCTGGGCGAGCTTTCCACTCTCAGTCAAACCGCTGCCAGTTCCAAGCTCTCGCATTTTTTCAAGCCCTTGGGTGTTAGGGGCGAAAGTTGTTGGGTCTAAAGTTTGAAAATTCATCTGATATTGAGGGAGCAAACCACCACCGGGGCCTAGCGCGGATTGAAAAGCAGGAGGTGCGTAATCCAGCGGGCTTGGGCCTGTTAAACCACCCTGTGGAGCGGATGCGTTCCCAAACTTCATTAAGTTACCAAGAGCTTGATGAGTTTGTCTATTTGGTAGGCCAAGAACAGTTCCACGTATCCAGTCTTCATTGGTTATGCCAACACCAAACATATTGTTACGCATTCCCATTTTGTCAGCACTCAGACCAGTAGCCCTACCGATGCCTGCTGTGGAAACACCACCACCCATTTTAAACCTCCAATGCTTTAAAGAGATAAACCATGTTGTGGTTTGTCCCACTTATTTCAAATCCGTATGCGAGCGCAGCTCGCAGACTATCTTTATAATTTTTAGCTAAAAGATCGATGTTGGCAACCATTACATTGATGTTGTCCTTTTTGGCGATCTCTTCCACCTTTTTCATCAGGCCGGTTCCCACTTTGGTCTTTCGAAACCTTGGCGCTACATAAAGCTCTCTAACAAAGATGGACCCTTCCTGGGCGTTTATAGTGTAAACAACAAAGCCGCATTCTTCTTGGATGAAGCCTACGTTGGCAACCCTTTCTCGTATGTAGTCAAAGTACATCATCAGCATATCCCGTCTTGCTCGTAATAAGAAGAAAGATCTGGCTCCAGCTCGTTGTCCGTGTCGGGGACCATCGCCGCAAGCGTGGCCTGAAGATCTTGCATGTGCATAAGCGCTTTGTCCACCGCCACCTTGTGAAGGTAGTGGCCTTCGTCCCCATAGATCAGCTCTTTGACATGCCAGAAGATATATTGTATCCCTTCTGGGACATCGCACTTATCCGTGCCGGTTGCCAGGCGGTTAGCATTTCTTAGATACCAGATCTCCATCACGGTAGCGCTACTTTCCAGGGCGGGAGGGGATAAAAGGATCTTGGGGCTTCCCGCCACGGCGTTGTAGAGGAAATAGCGATAGTCTTGATAGTTTGAGGATGTCAGCCGAGCTTCCCTATATTTTAGAAACTTTTTGAACTCCTTGATCCGAGGAACTTCATAGAGTTTGTTGTCTTTGAAGTAAACAATACCACGGATTTTCATGGCAAAGATATCTGTGGGGAGGGCTATTTCATCCTGGCCTTGCACGAGGGTCAAGAGGGCCCTGGTCAAAAAGTAGTCTTCATACAGGGTATGGATCTGTGCTTCGATATCGTCGATGGCGTCATTGATGTACTCATAAAGGGTTGAATCTTCCACGACACCGGAGTATTCATCCAGTTTGAGATCCCCCTTGAGTTTTGCCACAATTTCATCTCTAGTCCAGTATTTCATAGCTAATCCTTGAAAAGTCCAACCACCACCCGGACTGTGCAGGCGGCAGAAACGGTGATGTCAAAGTATGTGCCATCGAACTCATCATAATTCAGCGTGGCGGTAACCCCGCTGTCAGGGCTTATGTAAGATATCCAGGCGTCTTTCGGGGTTCTACTAAGCCCATGCTTTACCTTATAGTTCGCTCTTGCCTGGTCGAAAACTATTTCAAACCATTGAAACTTTGCCTTGGCGAACATGTTTTCTGAGAGAAAATCGTCCACTATTTCCACTTGGTCACGCAGATCTCCGGTAGGTATTTTTTGAAGATCTATTTTATAGTCTTCACGCATTCTGGTTGTTCTCCCCTACTACATAAGCTTTATCTGCGTTCTCGCCAAGGCTTTCAAAAGGAACAGACACGCCAAGAAGTTTCATTTTATGCTCTTTGTGATAACCCTTGATCAACCATTTCTTCCCACTACCAACCGGAAAGGTAGTGTTGGGGTCATTCACGGTTATCGTGGTTAGCCCGTTTGAGACTATAAGCCATCCTTCCACATAACCATCATCTTCTAAGTGTAGGTAATACCCTCTAATGTCATCCACATTATAAGGGTATCCACCGCTAACCCCACCCGGCCAATTAGGGGGAGTGCTTGCCAGAAGGGCAGTACCCTTATTACCAACAATTTGTGCGGTTGTTACTGTAGAGTAGTCATCAGATTTATAAAGGATAAGGTAGCCTTTTTTAATTTTTATCTGCTTATAGTGCCCTCTGATTTTGCTTGAAGCCACTTTTGTTACACGACGAACAACCGGAGTGTTGGCTTTTTGTTCAAATTGGATTGGGGCTAACTCAGTGAAAGAAGGCTCCAGATCATTTTTGATAAAAAATTGTAAGAAAAGATCTGTCAGATTTTCAAAGACAGTGACAAATTTAGTGATCCATTTTTTAACGAAGGTAGAACCAAAGGACATGGCACAGCTTACGTACTCGGGTACTACAGGGTCATCCCACCAATAAGTTAATGACGATGAAGCAGCATTAGCAGGCCAGTAGGAGTCATTAGTTTTGAGTTCGTCAAAGGACAGGACATAGCCGTTTAAATGCCCTATAAGAATGAAAGTATTGTTTCTATACATTCCCACATAATCTGGTTGCTGCTGAATAGCATGATTGTATGGTCGATAAGCCTCGGCCAGCACTGACTTCAAAGACGTTATTCTTCCATACCGCCATTGATAATAACAAGAGGTGTTGGTTAATGGTTTGTTTAGATCAAGAACAAGGATGAGGCTAAAGGATGTACGTGCCCCAGAAAAGCTTTCATCATTTGAAGGTATAAGCCAATAAATCATCTTGGTAAAGGAATCGTAAGTACCCTGTACCAGGGGGTCACTAAACCAGTCTGCTTGAGTTAATTTAAAAACAGAAGCTTTAAGATTATCGGAAAGAGGGCGAACGCTGTAACCATCTGTTACAAATACACCCTTGTTATTGACAAAGAATACATTGTTTTCCACTTGAACAGTCGCATTTCTTCCTGCACACCCTATGCTATCCGATATAGTTATTTTTTGATGTATACCGTTCCCAAGTACATCAATTAAACCTTCCACTCTGTATATTTTTTCTCTTTCAAATACGAGAGGATACCTTCCATTGTTATTTAACGCGAATATTTCCTTTTCAGCGTCCAAGTAAAAACCAGCAGGAGATGCTTCTGGAATCCCAGGGACACATTGATACAATTTATCCCCATCCGATCTCCAAACGGTGTCATTTATTTGTGTATAAGTAACAAGATCCCCCACGGGTTGATCCCGGTCAACCTCTCCACCAGCCGTATAAAGGGGTGTGTCACTAAGGGTGTCACTAGAATCTATTACATAAGATGTATCCCCGTATGGCACCTCGGCAAGAAAATAAGGAATAACTCCGCTGCCCTCTTCAGTTAAATAAAGATGGATTCTAGTATTTCCAGCACTTGCCCCTATCTTATAATCTCCAGTAGTTTTGATGTATCCGCTACCATCACAAGGATCTAAAGTGTTTACTGTAATATAGGCAGCACCAGAGTACCCATTTGTGTCGTCTAAAGCTTGTACTCTAGGAGCACTTATAACAGTATAATCCTTACCCCCTGCCGAATAAGTGTAGACGTATACGATATAAAGTATGTAATTTTTACCACCACCCGTTCCGCTCGGGGTGGCAAAGCCACTTTGTGGCGCGGGGAGTCCAAGGCGAAAGATACTAGAAGAGCTAGTACCAATAATCATCAATTCGCCGTTTATGATACGACTGCCGCTTATATTTACTGTTCCAATAGGATATGCTTCATTAACTCTATTAACAGTTTTTATAGAATACCATGCAGTGTGCCCAGCATCGTAAGCAATTGCACCAAAAGATCTGGCATAGATATTTCCAAACCCCTCAAAAATTTCATGAACAGCTTGATTGCCGGTAGGAAGCTGAAAATAAGGAAGAAAAAAGTTTACACCTGGGCGTTGAACTAATTTACCATTTTTATCCGTATAAACGTCATACATTTCTTGGGCAGCATTAGGAGGGCCATCGATATAATTATCGGTGATCCCCCCACTAAAATCCTCTATGCGAAGCTCTTGCATCACTGCCCCTCAAGTATCGCGGTTGCCCAAATTTGCATTATGCTGCACGGTGCAGACCCCCACCCCCGGTAACTGCCTGAGACGCAAGGAGTGTCCTTGGGGAAATCCGCTTCCATGCTGTCCAGCGCTTTTTGCTGGTCCCCGTTATGGTATCGGTAATAAAGAGCAAGGAATATAGGGGAGCTGGGATCTTTGTCAAGAAGCTGGCGAAGAGCCTCTTTTTCCACGTCCCCGATATAGCTTTCCATCCTGCCCTTTGCATAAATGTAACTCGCGGTAAGATAATAGTTGTGCATCGCAGGAAGCCCCTCGGAAGCGGCAAGAGAAAAGCTTGTTCCAAGGTAGTTTCCCACCGACTCAAAAAGAGGGACTAAATGGAGCACAGAAGTCAGCTCACTAGGCCCTTCGCCGCACCGCCACCCGTTGGCACTTAGATAGGTCATTGCCCGGTCAAATTCATCCACGTTTTCATTGCTGATCCAATCTTGTACTTTGGTGATGAAATAGTCCGGGCTGCACTCTGACTTTGAATCATCAGGGTAACACTTGTTTGGGTAGATGTCCCTATGGTGTTCGCCCTCCTTCCACTCGTGCCGGCTTAGATCGAAAGGAGGAGAAGGACAAAAAGCATTGGCAAGATTTGCGAAGGTGCCTCTATCGCATCTGTTAACGATAGAATCATCAGTAAGACTATCACAATACATATTGCGAACGGCCACTTGTTCTTGCAAAGTAGTCGCTTGAATAGTTCTCTTTTCCTCATGCTTGCTACACCCCATGTGGGATAAGGCAATAGCTATGATCAAAAAGACCAGAGCTAGAAAAGCTAAAGTTGAAAGTGTTGCACTTACCTTCATAACCCCCTCACGCTGCTAGTTTATAATCATCGAAAATATGTTTTTTTCTACGTCGAATTTGCCAGAACGGTATCAGGATTAGCATCACTCCGCCTATACGATGGATTTCAATATAATTTCCAAGACCAGTAGCTAAAAATGTCGGGCTTCCAGCTCCTCTTGAAAGAGATGTTTTGCATGAAATATAATCGCCTGCATTTAATTTCATTATTGCGCTTCCTCCACTTACTTGATAAGCGGCAGCGATAGCATCTGCAAATTCTCTAAATCCAACTGTTGCATATTCTGCATTGCTTTTAAGAATTATTACTTGAGTATAATCACCCTCAGCCCATGCTTGGGTATCCCAAGTCGCACTGCATGTAACCTTATAAAAACCTGCATAAGGAGCATACCACTTCCATGATGTTCCAGTTCCAGATTGCATGGAGTGAGTATCAAAATCAGTATCTTCAAAATCAATAACTGTATTCGTTGCTAATGCTGTTGTATTTGTTCGCTGAAATCTTGCAGCAACAATCTCCGTCGCCGCGATTGCGGAGGGGTCGGCGATGCGGTGGATTGAAAGTCTTGACAAATTTGTAAATGTTGGAGATCCACTATTATAGTTTATAAAATTTCTTATTGTAAAAGTATCGCCGGCTATCGCATAAACTGATACAGAACCGGATAAACATATCGCTTTCCCAGCGTTTGCTGCATCTATTTCAATCAATTGTAGCAAGTATGACGTTGAGTTATGCTTTAAGTTAATGTAAGCAAGTGTACCAACCGCCATATCAAACGAACCGTATGCCGCGGCTGAAATATTATACCATCCAGCCGTTTTAACTGTATAAATATCTGTATCATTCCACGCGTTATGAGTATCTTTTATGACCGTTTTATATTGCGTATTTTCTTCTGTATTATCTGTAACGCTTTGCGTTCCGTCAGCTATAGCCAAAAACCCAACTGTCCTACTCTCCCCCTCCGAACTCATCAGAGTGTTGGAGGACCAGCCAGTTACAGGCGCCATTAATTCAATATTTATTACATCGCCTGAATCACAACCGTCCGGTCCTGGGTGTGTTTGAGTCCAAGCCTCGGCAACACCGTCAGCTGCGGTTACCATTTGAAATCTATTTGTATCAGTGCTATTTGTGACAACACGCCCATTATAATTTAATGATGCTGAAACATCACGAAGCCAAGCTTTTCCAACTTCATAACTTGCTGATGTACCTAAAGTTCCTGCTGGTAATTTTGAAGTGTCAATATCTATGCCATCCGGCAAAGTGAACGTTATTGTTGCTGTAGCATTTGCACCAAGTATAATAGAACCTTTGACTTTTATTTTATCGCCAATACGAGACCATAAAAAAACATTAGTCGAAGAAGCGACACCGGCAACGGTAGTTGTATATTCTGTTTCTGGTGTTATAGGCGGCCCAATCACCTTGCGCTGTGGGCCGACTGACAAATTATCTATATAAAGGCTAACGCCAGAGCCATTATTTGTTGCTTGATGAAATATCAAACGGTAGTCATCAGAAGTGGCATCTGTTTGAAATGTAGCATCAAAGGTTTTTGCACCACTTAAACAATAATTTGATAACTGTATCAATTGCGAGTTATCAACATCATACATCCAAACCGTCGTGTCAGAAGGATCATTGACGCAATCATCAAAAGTGCCATACTCAAAAGCAGAAGACACATCGTAGTCAAAATGCACTGTAAGCATTTTAGCTTTATCTGCGGGGTCTATGGTAAAATCATAGCTCCAGCCGTAACCTCGAACCATTCCTATCGGTTTATGCAAAACACCCATAACATTGCCACGAAGAGCCCCGGTTGTTTCCCCTTTCACATATGAACCGGAGGGGCTTCCATCTACGCCATTGTCAGGTATTGGAACATCCCCATCATCGTATAAAACCCAGCCAGATACGTCTTGGCCATCTCCAGTAGATTCAAAGTCACCATTTGTAATGTAATTGACCCCACTACCACCGGCTCCGCTACCAATCTCTGAAATAATTGGAGTTCCCGCCCCATCATCCACTGCGGTATACAGCTTTTTGCTCTTGGCAAATACATTGACATGCTCCGTGCCACTGCCAGGGGTTGGGGCGTCACCGCTTTGGTTTTGAAATTGAATGTAACCGTCCCCATCGGCATCATCCCCGGTGACATCTATATCTTTGGTAATGAGCCCGTCTTTGAAGTCTTGCTCGGTATAAATGCTGTCTGCACCCAAAAGGACAAAAAGAAATGGAATGATTAAATAAAGCTTTTTCATGTTATCCAATCCCTATAAGTCTATACGTTCCAGCCGGGAGAGGAGCCCCCACTGTAATTCTTACTTGATTACTTGCCGGGTGATCTATGGTCACCGCATGTGTAATGTTCTTGTGACTATTGGTGTTGTCTTTAAGCTGCCAGATGCAAGATCTTGCATCACTTACTCTGCCGCGCTCAGGGCTTACCGTCCCATCCACCGTGTATGTCACCGTCGTAGCTGCACCATTCCAAGTGACATTATCCTCATACTCCCATCGGTCGATGGACATCTTGAGCCAAAAACCACCACCGTCGATAAAAACGTCGAGAAGGTCGGTGTCCCAGATGATCCTTCCAGCAGTGCCAGCACCAGCAGAAGGGCGAAGAGCTGTCGTGTAATTGGCAAGCCTGGCCCCTATTAATTGGCCGGCAATGTAAAAGTCTTTAAATTGATACGAACCGCCACCCAGATCTAAAGTGCCATCGGCAGAGGGGCGAAGAACACTGCCTACAATGATGTTGCCCTTGGTAGCATGGGCAGTAGAGTCAAGAGTTAGGTTTTCACTGGCAGCCGTTCCACCACTTAAAGACTGCCCCCCTGCACGCCCAGCAAGAAGGGCAAATTGTGTGTGCCCAGCATCACCAGTGGTAAGACCAGATATCGTGCTGTGCGTGATCTCCGTGTCAGGGGCACTTGCAACCCACTTGCTGCCATCCCAGAAAAGACTGTCACCACTGCTAGGAGATCCCACAGCCCTAAAGGTCATGAGATTGGCGATGGTAAAAGTATTCGTACCATCTTGAATGCTATTTGAAAGATAAAGATCCTTATACCTGTTGCTTGTCCCACCTAAATCATAAGTATTATCTGCTTGTGCAGATAAACCATGCGTTAAAATAAGACCTGTAGCAGCATGAAGGTTAAGGTGCCCAGCAGTTGTCGTTATCTCAGAAGAATCAAGTTGAATAGTATCAACGGTAAGCTTTCCACCCGTGAGATTTCCCGTTGTCGTGAGGTGCTCATCAGCAAAACTGATTGTGCCCGTAGTATCTGTGATACTACCACCGCTGAAGTAAAGAGTTCCCACATGCGTTGTAGCACCAAAGGAACTAGATCCGGTTGACGTTATCGCGCCACAGGCAAGAGTTCCAGTCGTAGAAAGATCTCCCGCTCCAAACGATATCGCCCCAGTTCCAGAAACTATCGAACCATTGGAAATGGTCATACTTCCAATAGTTGTTCCGCTTCCAAAGGAAGACACTCCAGAAGTGGCAAATGATGCCGCCTGTACTTCTCCAGTTGTTTGGATGTCTTCATCGTCGAAGTTTATATAGCCGCCACCGATGTATCTGTCCCATAAAACAGATGGTGTGCTTGTCTTATCCGTTAAATCATTGCTTCCATGACTGTCAAGGCGAGGCACATTAGAAATGCCGTCCCCAGTTTCATCCAGATTCCAGTAAGAGATAAGATCAACTTTTTCAGCAACAATAAGCTTTGAATATTCTTTACCGCCACCCTGGTTGTAAAGGGAAGTCACTTCGGCATCGGAGAGACACCTCCCCCAAATACCTATATTTGCAAAGTAAGCATCCGTAACGCTATCATAATCTGATCTACCACCTACGGCGAATTTAGTGGACCCCGCCGAATAAATACTACCTGTATAAACCCCCTCATCCACAGTGCCGTCATTTACACAAATCGTAGCCTTTACACCTGCATAAAACCTTACGACAACAAAAGCCCACGTATTTATGTTGGGAGATCCATGCGTAGTAGCGTCTAGTGTCAACTCCTGAGGAATCACACCATTTGTATCAATTACAAATACAAAAACATCCCTAGTAGTTGTGTATTGTAACCCATAACAAGCGTTTTCAGTAGTAGGGTTCCATCTTGCTGCAATTCTACTGTGGTTTGCTTTAGATTGCAGATTGACCCAAGCAGCAATAGTAAAATCTGAAGATCCATTAAAATTAAAATCAGTAGATGTTGAATAAAGCCAATCGTTATTAGAACCATAACAATACGCTGTTTGTCTTGGTTCATGACTTCCAGGGTTTGTGATGGAAGATGAATTAATGCGAATATTTCCACCGAAGATAGCTTCCCCAGTGGTTATGATGTCATCAACAAAATCAACCGTTCCCGTTGAAGATGTAATGGTATTGTCATCTATTGTAAGAAGGCCAAGTTCTGCGTCATGTGCCCAGATCTTGGACCACCGCTCCCCAGTTGTGCCGCATTCAAAAGTATCATCTGCGGTGGGGCGAAAATTATCGGTTACCTGCACGTATCCTGTCTGTGCCCCTGTGCCATCCCCTGCATTTGCGTGCAAGGTCAAGTGGGTGTTGGCACTGGCACCGCCAAACAGATGTTGCCCCGCAAGATCTCCTGCCAGGGGAGTTCCCGTTTCATCTAAGTCATCATATCCTAGTTTTCTTGGATAAATGTCTTGTGTTTTGTCAAGAAAACCTGCAAGGGCTGAGTCAAAACCCCAGTCGATGTCGTAAATCTTATACCACTTAGCTGCAACGTCTCCTTCTCTTTGTTCCCAGCGATAACTTGCCGCCTTGCCATCCCCATCATCCGTTACCACCCGGTAGTCAAGAAGCGTGTTGCCAATTGCCGGAAGATCCCCAGGGGTGGCCACTGCTGGTTTATTGTTGGGGTATATAACCGCCACCAGCCAGTTAAGAGCAGCCCCCAAGCTGCTGACACCCGGAAGCGCGTCATGACTATAAGACATGCTGGATAAATCATGCTGATAAAGATGTTGAGCGGCGGATATTATTTTATTGCGCGGGTCATGATCATAAATGGACATTTAAAACTCCTAAATATCCCAAGCTGAATCCCAAGTAGCTGGCTCTTCTTTAAGAGCCTGAACATTTCTTGTCGCACCAACATAAGTGTACGTAGTTTTAACGCAAGGTGTACCGTGCGGAGCTTCCGCAAAAACTTCATATACATATTGGATGCGATCACTACCATCGTAAGCAAAGTATTGCTTGATAAACTCATGGCGAAGAGTTTTTATGTGTCCTTGCCCTTGCGCTGCGGTAGAATTTAAAACCATTTTAAACCTCTAAAACAAGGGGGCCTAAAAGGCCCCCAATCCTTTAATCAGACACAAAGTATTCGACGAACACATTGAACTTACCAGCGGTAAGGTCTTCAACCGCCACCGTGGCTGTCAAAGTTCTCTCCGCTGTCATCTTGATCATGTTCGCAACCGCACCATCCTGAACTCCCTCGTGAAGTCCAGCGTCCCAGATGTCTCCAACAGCACCGATAGCGGTTGCAGTCACAATGTCATTAGCACCTTCTGCGTGTATGGCAATCGTCGCCAAATCCCCAGCAGAAGTTAATGTTGTGAGCACTTCCACCCATGCTCTTGTGATGATGGCATTGTCCGGGATGGTTACGCCAAGATCAAAAGTTCCCTGTGCCCCGCCGTCTGCCGCAAAGTCATATTGCCCTTTTGCGGACTTTTTGATGAGTTTTGCAAGGGATGCAGCCACGGATACGTCATCTCCAAGCAGAGATGCGATATCTGTGCCGATCCCTTCGATGATATCCCCAAGCTGTAACTTGAGACCAGCGGCCCCAAGTACATGGTTGAGAATATATTTTTGTTCTGCTGAAATTGTCATTTAAATTCCCTCCTGGTTAAGTGTAATCTCTAAGCAAAGCTTAATAGCTTATGCCGTAGATGATTCCACAGTTTCCAGGTTTCGTGTACTCCATCTCACCAAATAGACATGTGTCTACGATGTAGGAGTACCCGGTTGTGGCACGGATTTCATAGTATTCCGTTCCTTCGGGGTTTTTCCTTTTGCGGAAAAAACCGTTGGAGCGAAATTTCAGGGCTGTCCAGTCAACCACTGGGATGATATCGTCATCCATTTCCTGGATGGCGACTATTTTAAGAGACTGCCCATTGGTTGTGGAAGCAATCGTGGTTTCCCACCATCCGTACTGGGATGCCTTCGGCTCAGATACAACACGGTAGCTTGCCGATTGTACCTGCATGGCCTTCATGCAAGAGCCCCAGTTTTTATAGGACATCAAAAGATCGGTGGCCTGGCCACGAGCCTTGATGCGGATGGTAAGATAGGCGTCAAACAACTTTTCCAAGATGTTTGTTGCAGTAATGGCTGCTCCACTGACATTGATTGCCTGAAGATACGGGTACGCAAGTTTGCTTTTTCCGTGCAAATTTGCGGTCCCGCCATTTGCCGCGCTCAAAAGAGCTTGACGCATGGAGATAAAAGTGTTGTGATCACCGCCAGCATCAAAGACACCTGGGTGATAAAATTTTGCGTTCTGCGCGGCTGTATAAGCCGACAGATCCGCAGCCACACCACCACGGGTGGCCGAAAAGGTAACTTTGCTGGTGTTCAGGTCAATTGCAATGACATAAACACTGGTTGCTGCCGAGTTATCGTCATCAAGCGTGGCTTTTTGGCCAAGCATGAAACGATCAACACGATCAACAACAAAGATACCCGTCGCGGCATCCGTTGAATCGGTGACCAAAGCAAAATGAGGACCAGAACCAAGCTGAATGGAAACTACTTGTTTGTAGTATTCCATAAAGTCATCCATATCATCTTCGATGATACGAATGAAAGTTGATTCTGGGATGGGGCCATCGTGCTGCATGAGGTCAGTGTGATCAAAGATCAAAGAGCCCCAAACTTCACGATACGCGCTTATCGAGCCACGGACCTTTTGTGATTTCGCGATATCGCTTTCATCCGTAAGAGAGCCAAAGGAAACGCTACTTGGATACGCCCCCTTAAAAGGCACAATTACCGTGCCGCCTTTCCAGTTGTTGTCTTTTTGACATTTTTGAAGAATGTAATCTCTTTTTACCAATTCTTCGGCGAGCAACCTGTTGGGCAGGTACTCATTTAACATGTCTTGAAAAACTCTGGTCGTTGCCATTTTTAAAACCCTTTAAGAAAAAATTTTCATCTTCCTTGGGCTTCAAGTGCCTCGCGCCTTTTTTTAAGATCAGCCATCGTATTAATGGTTGCACGCGCAGGCGACCGTCCACCCGAACCAACGTTACGAATGACGGGCTTTTGAACCCTTTGCTGCACAGGCTGTCCACCTGGGCGTTGTGACGCACCGGGGAATGTTCCGTTCCCATTTGGTTGTGCTACCGGGCCTGGTTGCACACCCGCTAAAGCCAGGACTTCGTTTAAAAGCTGTTCGGCTGGAACGTCCTGATGGGCTTGGGCATACATTTGCCCTCGCCGGATTATTTCGTCTTTCAGCACTCCGATTCGTCCGAACCGTTGATCGAGCTGCTGAGATACGGTCGCTACTTCTGGGCGTGAGATGATAAGGTCAACTTCACGCTGCCGGGCTTGAATTAACTGCTGCTGAAGGGAAGTGTATTCATTTTGTGAAGCATAATTTTGATGATAGTTATTTACCACCGCCTGGGCTTGTTGTTGATTTGCTTGACGCTGCGCTGGGGTCTGCTGCGCGTAGTTTAAAGCCCACTGCACAATGTTTTGCGGCGGAATGTTGCATGTTTGAAAAAAAGCATCCAAATTTCCCGCTTGAAGGCATTGATTTGCAAGATTTACTTGCTGCACCACAGGGGAAAGCTCATTTTGAATATGATTTTGCAAGTATTCAACCTGCTGTCCAAGATAATCACGGTCTTGTTTTACATGATCAAATCCTGAATACTTTTCCATCACTTCACGAACAGTCTTTGCTGACTCTTCGTCTTTCATGATTTCTTTTGCCCAATCTGGATACTCAAGTTCTTGACCTTTTACCGTATAATGAGTGGGGGCTAAGAATTTTTCTTCTTCCTCACCGCCACCGTCTTCAACGGGTTCCTTGGGCTCCACGGGCTCAATAGGCTTTTCAGGCTCTACCGGCTCAACAACGGGAGCTTCTGGTGTTGATTCTTCTGGTACAAATCCTTGATTCAAAATGTCTCCACTGATCTCTGGTCCTTTTGGGCTACTAGGTACAACTGGCATATCTCTCTCCTGAAGTTTGGGGCGTCCACCCCATTATTGGATCATGCCGCCAGGCTGACCTGCCATAGGCGGCATTGCTGCACGATTGTTCTGAATCAACTGATCAGCAAGCTGCGCGAGCTGTCCTTGATTCATGTCTTTCATCTTATCGAGGGTCATACCTTGCTCTTGTAGCCGCTGAATTAACCACTCAATAGCACGCTGCGGTATTGCAGCACGCTCTTGTTTTGTGGGGTCGTCTTTCTTTGGGACATACATGTCAACTTTTACTAAGCCGCCATCAACCGGAATGAACTCGTTTTTAAGGGCGATGGCTTTTGCCTCTTCTTCAGCCTGCTTGGCAAGGTATGCTTGATACTTTTGCTGATAACCTTGCTGAACCTGCGGGTGAAGAAAGGAAAAATCCGGCTGTTTCATACGCGCCACTAAACGCTTTGCCATGTACGCCGGATCTTCAAACGGAGTTATCTCTTTAATCTCCCCACGCTCAAGGGCTAGCATGTCGTTTTCAGCGAGCGTGGTGTCGATTGTGAAGTCATCAAATGAATCTTTAAAGTTGGCATACGGCATGTTTTTCATAAGGCGTCCGATATCCGCCTTATCCATCTGGCTTCCAACGTATTGCAGCATGTGCATACCAGTAAGATATTTGCCAAGCCTGTTTTCAAGTGTCTCGGTAGAAGGATCAAGTTTTATCTGGGTACGAAGCGGGGTTGTCTTTCTAAACTCCGCGATATTGACATACTCACGCTGACCGGCAGCGTAAATAAGCTCATCGTCAGGCAAATAGTGCTTTGCAAGCTCAAGATAAGTAAAAACAAAGTCAACCAAAAATATTTCAAATTTTTCCGTATATTTGGCAAAAAGTTTTCTTTCCAGTGCGGTTGCAAACAAAAAGGCCATCGGATCATACTGGTTTACTTTATCCCGGTTGGTTTCCCCAATCATGAGATTGTCTTTCATCTGCATGATCGTATCATTAATATACCCTGTGAACTGGCTGCCATCTCTGCCGGGTAGGATTGAGGGGGGCTGGCCTTGGTAAGTGATACCGCGAACCCCAGGAAGGAGCCCACCTTGAGCAAGTTTAGTCCCCGCCTGATAGAGCACTTTGTCATCGCCAACAGTCACCTGCTGAAGAGCCTGGCTGGAACTGGCACGGTTTATTTCATGCACATAGCTGCGTGCTACCCGTAAAATGCCTCTTCCCCTCGGCGTTCCTTCGAAAGTGTCAAAACCTTGCCAGATGAGGGGCCAAATGCCAAAGGGCAGGGGGCCTTCATCCAAGACACCCGCCACCGTAGAAATCGTGTACCATCCTTCAGGATAATCAAAGCAAGGGCGAAAGTAGTGTTCTCTCACCGTTATTTGATCTCTAACTTTCTGATACCCACCATAGTTCACGTCAAAAACAATAAACTCGTCTTCAGTGGATGCGTTGATATATCCAACCTTTTGGGGGTCATCTGCATAAATTTTCTTAAGACGGGAAGAATTTAAAACCTTGCGAATAATCCAAGCCTCGGACTTTCGCATGTTCTTAGAGTCAGTGGTTCTAAGCAGATTGTACGCAGGAATCTTTTCTGCAACAATTTTCCCCTTGAACACCGGGCGAGTGAGATCTTGCACCGGACCCATCTGCCCGTACTCATCGGCCTCTTCCACCTCCACGCCGTCTTCACCCACTTTTGGCTCATAACCAAGGAGGTCTCCTTCGTAGGGGTCAAAGAAAAGCTTGACCGCCACCTCTCCAACACCCACGAGGGACTCGCACCACTCGCGGCGTACCTCTCGGAACCGAAGATCAGTTTTTCCATAGGACCACACCGCCTGGTTTAACTCGGCGTCTTTTTTATCCTGAATCTCATATTCATTCTGTGGTAAAACTGCAACATCCGGGGCATGATCAAGGATGGTATCAACATAGTAGCGTTGTACCATATGGGCGTAGTTTTTGGTGATCCTTAGTTTTGTCTTTTCTGAAACATCGCGGGTGCCGCGCAGAGCTGATATATGTTGATATGATCGTTTTGTGTAGTGGTCCCCGGCTGCGAGGAGGATATTTTGCCTAAACTCCGCAAAAACTTCTTTGTCTGCGGACTCTGCGGCATTGTACAAACTGTTCAGATAGTCGATACTTGGCCCTTTTATCATTAGCCTTCCTCTATTATCGCCTGGGATTTCAGAGCTTCATCTATCATCGCGTCTTCATATGCCACGGCGTCCGTCGCAAGCATATCTTGACGTAGCAGCTCCTTTAAGTCTTCTTTGTCGTCGTCCGACAACAAAACGGAAGTGTCACTTGTGGTATTTATATGTTGTGACACATTATCTATCGGCAGGTCAAGAGAAGGCTTTAGTCCAAGCCAGGGATTCTTCACGACGCCTTCAGCGATTACTGAGGAAGCTTGTTCCTTGCAACCACCACCCCCGAAGACTACGTGAAGATCCCTTAAATCGAGTCGAGCAACCCTTCCCTTATCACATGCCCTTATAATCGCACACAAATCTCGCGGAGTAAACTCAACTTCCATACGCTTCGTTCCACTCTTCAATCTCGTCGTAAAGGGCCCCCCAACCTTCTTCCCCGTCTCTTTCGTACCGGACGGCTTCCCCACGGCGACGCCTAAGCTTTTCCGCGATGATTTCTTCTTGCGTAAGGGGGCGTTCTCTTTCGGCCTTTTTCTGTTCATCTGTTTTTTCTCCCTTCAGTGCAGACCAGTCCCACGGGATGGAAACCACGTTGTAGCGGACGGTATCTGCAAAATCGTCTTTTCTTTGATTTTTTGGTGTTTCTTTTTTAATCCCCATAAATTCTGAGGCAAGTTTATGAAGCTGCGGGTCATCTCCACCCTCGTCGTTAAAAACAAAGAGCATATCGTTTTTAAAGAGGGTATTCACCATGCCCTCTCCCTCTTCATGATCCTTGATGGAGGGTAAAAAATTCTCGCTTTGCCTCTGGGCGATCACTCCAAAGTCTTTAAAGTGCTGGTCAAACCTTTGGATCGTTACCACGTCACCACCACGCAGGGCCACCGCCGCTTCGAGGTTGTCTTGCGCCGTGTAGTCTTTGCCATCATCAAGGCGAAAACCCTTATAAACGTAGCCTTTTCTATAGTCTGGCGTGCAAGCAATGATCGAACATGCCGGGGGGTGTCCGTTTTTCCCGCCCGTCCCAGGGTCACTTGCCAGGTACTTGGGCCAAGCATCTGGTATCCTGAAGGGTTTGATAAAATGCTTGATAGGATCAAACTGCATGTACACTCTTCCGGTGTCCACGACAAAACGCCCGTATATTCTTCTTAAAACTTCAGCAGCGTTTTTACACTTTGCTTTATTTTTCTCAATTTCATCTTCAGTAAAAAGCCCAGGACTGCCATCGTCGAAAACAAGGCAATCATACTGAGTAACTTGTTGTTTGAAAGCGTCCGGGAATTTTTCAAGCTCTCCTTTCCCCTCCATCGCAAGATACCAAAGGAGTTGTCCGATGGTGGCGGTAAACACAAGGCTAAAATATCCTTTCACCCCCATGGTCCGCACCATGATCTCGTCGTAGTATTCTTCCGGCAATTCCTCATCGGCCCATACCGCATAGACTGAAGCGCTCTGGAGCATTTTAGCTTGCTGTCCATACGTTTTGAAAAATATGGACACGCCGCTATTGAAATGAATGGAGTCTATTTTCTTTCTTCCGTCATATTCCTCATGCCACCCATAGATCGGATGATCTTTGAAACTACCACGGGGCATAAGTGGTTTCCACTTGGTCAACCACTCGACGTGGGCAACGTCTTTACTAGGATAAAGATACCAAAACAGGTTGGGATGCGGGCTTTTTGGCCACAATAAGGGCCATTTTTTAGGGGACGTGGCCCAAGTAAGACACTTGACTAT